GAATTACAGATTTATCTACAGTATAAACTGTCTTACCACTGGGGCAATCTTTAGCTTTAATTTGATCTAAAGTTAAATCTGTATTATCGGCTGGACAAACAATAGAAATACCTCCGTCATCTCTCGTATAAATGAACCTTACATCTGAGTTAGCCATAAGTTTTTTCTTTTATTATATGACACGTTTTATTTAATTTCCATGAACAACTACACAAACAATAAATTTATCAATCGTATTGTTACTACTATTGACAACTCTAATGTCTAATTCTGTAGTTGAATAAGTGCCGTCCCCCTGTACTACAGTATTTGTAGTTGCAGTGGAGTTGTCATTACAAAAACTTCCACTAAAAGTATAATTTGCATCTGCTAATGCTCCTGAAGTAAACTTTATTGTATATCTGCCTTCAGCAACATCAGTTACCGAATCGACATTATAAGAAGCTCTAATTGTTTTATCTGTACCACTTGATGTTCCATCAAAATTTACCCAAGCCTTTGCTCTTCCTTTATTAAGTTGTGCTGCAGTAGAGGGATTACTCCCTGACGCATCTTGTATATTGTTGACTTTAAGTGTTGACATAATTAAGCTCCAAAAAATACTGCTGCAACTTCGTGCGTATCATTTGCACCTCCCGTATTTGGATTCCTAATTTGTATTCGAAAATCCGTAGTGCTTTTTGTTACTTCTTGAGCTACAATTCTCATTCCACTGCTAGAACTTCCTCTACCAACTGACAAAGCAAAAGCATAATTTACACTTGAAAAGGCTGTATCAAAATTAACTGTATGATCTCCAGTACCACCATTATCATCAACACTAGAAATTCCAAGACTAGCATTTATACTTCCATCATCTCCATACTGGTGCAGCAGATGAAATGCTTTTAATTGTGCCGACTGCTAATGTACTCATGGTTTTGGATTTGCGTCTTTAACGGTTTTGTTATGAGCAACAAAACTACCAGTTGCATCAAGTTTACCAGCAATAATATCATCATAAATCATTGCTAATTGTTCTCCTGTAGGAGCATAAGTTGTAGAACCACTAAAAGTTCTTTCTGTTTGATATTTAAGTTTATCAAGTTCTACTCTTGCAGCATCAATTTTTGACTGTTCTACAGAAACATTGTTTCCAGAAGCATCTAAAATAAGTCCACTATCATCAATAGTTACAACATTTGGATAGGCTTTTCTTATGGCTTTGTGGTCTAAACTCATGTTGACACCTCCTTTGCTATCATCGTAGCAGTACGCTTCATATCCCCTGCATTTCTATCATTTACAATCATATCAGCTGAATCATATCCTCTGAGTTGCCATTTATATGTAATAGTGTCTCCAACAGTATATGTAGGTGAATCTAAAAAATTATAACTCCAGTTTTGCATAGTATTTGCAGAACCTATAAATGTAGTTGAAGTTGATCCAAATGTACTTGTTGCTGATGGTTGGGCAATAGGAGTAGAGCCTCTAAGTAAATTTAAAAAATGCACAGACGTTCCGCCAGTACAGGAAAGACCTGCACAAGTTATGATAAGAATTTTACTGTTTGCTGCTTTAGGTTCTATCGCAACTGATAATCCAGTAATATCTACATAACTATTTGATGAAGTAGAAAAAATACCATCTTTAAAGGTTTGTATAGTTTGAATTATTCCACCACCCTGTCCAGAAGCTACACCTCCTATAGGAACTATGCTGTTGACTTTAAGTTGGCTCATAAATCTATTATATGCACTTTTATACTACAGTCCATGTCTCACCAGAACCAACTGTAACTGTAATTCCGCTTTGGATAGTTATTGGACCAAAACTTCCAGCATTTTTACCATTTGTGATTGTGTAATTTTGTGTAACAGTTTGATCGTTCTCCCAAAATATTTCATCTGAACCACCACCAACTGCTCCACCTCCAGCAGCAGCCCACGACAACGTACCTGATCCATCAGACACCAAAGCATAACCAGAAACAGCAGCATCAGCAGAAGGTAGTGTCCAAGTAAGACTAGAAGAAACTGTAGCTGGTGCTTGAAATCCTACATAATGGCTACTGTCGGCATCAGCAAACCTAAGATCATTTTGAGCTTGAAGCGTTAATCCGTTAGCATCAAATATCATTTGCTCTGTACCACTAGAAGAAAATCCCATTACATTTGCAGATTTTCTAAATAAACCTAAATCTGTATCTCCATCAAAACTTAAGGCTGGAGTTGATGCACTTGTTGAATTATCTATTAACAATGCACCTGTCATCGTACCGCCAGCTTTTGATAACAAACCTAAATTAGCTGAATCTATATTTCCTATTTCTGTAAAACCACCATTACTTGAGTTTCTTATCTTTAAAATATCTGTAGTGGTATTTAAAAAAAGCATACCAGCTACGCATTGACTTGAAGCTAAATCAGTAGATTTTGAATTACTTGATTGGATTGCAGCAAAAACATTATTAAGGTCAGTCCTTACATTCGCTCCAGAAGCATTTTCAATAGTGTAGTTCGTTACGTCAGCCACAATTAAATACTATTTTCCTCCATGTTACCCTCCTTTGCCGAAACCAACAGCACTGTAGGTAAAGTTCCTATCAATACTAGCATTACTTGAGTTTTTAAAGTGAACTGTAAAACCAGTTCCAGATATGCTACTAAGTTCAAAGTAATCACCTGATGCCATATTCTGCGGAGAGATATTAACAGAAGGTAAAAAGTTATTTAGATTGCCTAATGCAGACGTTCCAACAAAAAATGGTGCAGTAAATGTAACTGCTTTTGCTCCTGCTCCAGATGCTATAACAGAAGATTGTTCTGTTCTAGATGGCATAGATGCTGTGTACCCTGCTTGCTGAAGGTTCATATTTTGTGCGGTATCTGCTGTGTCTAAAGTAATTTGAAACTGAAATGCTCTACCTTTGAATGTTCCATTAGCAAAATCATTAAAAGTTCCACTAAAGTCTGAATCTTGGTAAGTAGAAGAAGCTGGATTGGCTGTAGTAGTTCTAACACCAATTCTTGCATTTACATCATTAGCAACAGTTCCATCAAAATCCGTCCAAGTATCAATTAAATCTGTTCTGTTATCAAACTGATCACCTGTGTAAAAACCGACTCCTTGAAAATGTCTTTTTAAGACAAGTGAGAATGTACTTTCAAGATCAAGAATATTTACAAATTTATAAGTACCAGTGGCGTTTGCCGTGGGATCTATAAGTTTCAAACCTCCAAGCGTACTGTCATATACAACATTAGATTTTGTTCCGTTATATGGTGTTCCATCAGTATCTTCTCTATCAGTTTTAACCGTTATAGAATCAAGAATATCGACAAGAGAAAGATTTACACTAGCAGCATTATCACTAAATCTACCGCCATCATCTTGAAACTTTAAAAGATATGTTCCAGCTAAAGCAGGTGCTATGACCTCTGTTACATTTCCTGCTGCTGCTTCAATAATATCTTGAGCAGATTGAAATGTAGCTGCACCTCCTGTTTGATTTGTATGCCTTACATAAACACGACCACCGTGTAAAACATCTATAGCAGTTGCTTGTGTAAACCTTAATCTTACAAATTGTTCATTTATGGGTTCGATAGTAAGACCAGAAACATCTTCTGGTAATGCAGTTTTACCTTGAGCTACAAATGTTGTCTCTGTAAAGTTAGATGATAAAACTAATCCTGCATTGTATGAAAATACTTGAATTGTATAAGTTCCTTTTACAGTGTCTAGGAGTTCAAAATCGCTACTGAATACAGCTTGAGAGACATAGTTACCATTCTCTATTTTGTAATTAACTAAATATTGAGTTACACCTTGAACTGGTTGCCAATCAACAATAAGTTTACTTCTAGCAATACTATTAATAACTACTGTTTTTTCTGTAACTGTTAAGTTGCTAGGAGGAGATGCAGGAGCATTTAATACTGATATTGTTCTTGTAGGTAACGCAGTTCCATCTTCAATAAAAGCATATTTACCTTCTACATAAGACAATGCGGAAATTACATAATTAATATCATCTTGTTCTTCAACTTGAATAACTCTAAATAGCTGAGTTTGCAGAGTTGTACTAGATATTAGATAGGGTGCATTTACATTTGGTGCGGAAGAAAAAGCAGAAGCGGTTGTTCCATCAGGCTTTGTAACACTATTAACTGTAAGAACTGCACCTGTAAAATCGGATATTGAACCCACTTCTACTGTTCCATCAGACAATATTACGCTAATAGTTGGGTTATCATTTAAAACTGGTAAACCTGTTTGTTCAAGTGCATCAATAGTAATAGTTGTGGTAGTTGCAGCTACTACACGACCACCTCTTCTAGCTCCTGCTCTTACTGGATCGTTTATTTCAATTACAGATCCAGGTCTAACAACAATTCCTGCATCTATTGAAGTTGAAAATGTAACTGTTTCGCTTTCATTTTGCTCGGCAAAAAGAATTGCACGGCCCAATCTTGCAGCTTGATTACGAGAAGTACACGCAAATGCTTTCACTTGTTTAATAACTGTGCCCAGTTTACTTATGGCAGTGCTATCTTCTACGACTTCAAAATCTACTTCCTTTGAATCCATGTTGAAGTAGCTGACAGAGACCACGCTATGTCTAGTTTTTAAACTGCTACCCGAATAAGCAAAACCACCTTCACCTACATTGGCTAAGTTAAATAGATAACTTGCTGTTGTTGGTTTATCTTGAGATATGGTTACAGAACCAGCAGACCATATTGGCATACATCTCATAACACCAG